GCCATTTATGCAAGCCGAGTTGATCCTAGTATGATGTTGAATAATGTAACGGCCGTGTCCACAAATCCAATAGGGTTCCAAAAAATTCCTACCTATATGTGTTATTTAAGTAGGTGTTTTAAGTTCTGGAGAGGAGGTATAAAGGTTATGTTATCTTTCTTCTCAAGCCCTTTAATCACTGCTAGAATTCGAATTTGTCTCAAGTATTTGTGTGATTATTTTGACGTTACAGTATTTAATGATGCTCCGAGAATAGGTTACAATGATATAGGAGACATCTATTCTGAGGTAATTACAGTTAGAGGCACAGAAAATTTTGAAATAACAATACCTTATCTTGCACATCAACCATGGACACCCTGTTACTTGGATGTAGCGGGAGCAGGAAATGATATAGATCCGTCACATTATACATTTGCATACTTATCAGTATATGTAGAGGAAATTGTAAAAGGAGCAGGAAGCAGTGTGCCTTCGGTGTGGATGGCCTCCACCATAGCTGCCGCAGAAGATTTTGAATTTAGACAATTAATTGCAATTACTCCAGATGATACCAACCCCGGATTGCGCAAGCAGCAACCCGTTCAAAAACCTACGACTGCAACAATATTGCCTTCATCCCGAGTGGCGTACACACCTCAGATGGATATGAACATAGAGTTTCAACGACCTTTTCGAAATCCATTCGGACGTGAGTTTGCGCCTACAAAATTTGCAACAGGAACAGATCGCGTTAAGACTATAGAACATGTTTTAGGTAGATTCGATTTCGCAGGTTCATCTGCGACTGTGGCTTTCGGGGACACGTTAGACACTGAATACCCTATACTTCCATCAGCTTCAACAGGGGCAACTCAAATTTCGAATGGGACTTGGGTTATGGCCCTTTTTAGATGGTGGAGAGGTTCTAGGCGAGTCAAGATTCATATAACTAAAAATTCGGCCTCTACAAATCCAGATGCTGCTTATTGGGTTAGAAATCAAAACCCGTATCCTGCCATAGCTGTTGCTACTCCTACCTTTGATTTTGAGGTAGCGAATGGAGCAACAGGACTAGTCCCGTCATTATGGCAAAATGCCGAGGTAGAAGTCCCCTTTTATTACCCTTATATGGCACAGTATCATTCACCTTATGGAACAAACCTACCGACAGTACAACCAGGAGTGCCTGGTATTGGGATAGATTCAGATACATCAGGGGATGATGCTATTGCAAGCATCAAATGGTATATCGCAGCTGGTCGCGATATGCAAATTTTTTATTTATTACCGGTGCCTGAAATGGCCCGTTGGCCCCGGTAATTCTGCTGAAAAGCAGTGAGTGTAACAACACGAGTGTGGTATTTAAACGTATGCCTCCGTGTTGGTGTCAATTACACAAAAAGACCTACCTTTCCGGTGAAATTCCGTGAAAGAAGGGGTGATTTAAGCGTGTGCATTGGGTTGG